TCAGGTGACGAGGGCTGTTGCCCCGCCATCCACGCGCAGATTAAAGGCGGTCATCGCACTGGCGCGCGGGCTCGCCACAAACACGACCATATCGGCCACCTCTTCAGGCAGTGTGACATGCCCTGTCAGATTGTCCATGAAGTCTGAAAGCACATGCGGCTCAACCTCTGCCCAGGTCGAACCCCAGCCCTTGGCCTTGCCACGTTCGATGAAGGAGGCTTCGACTTCCGGTGTGCGGATGAGGCCGGGGCTGACGAGATTGACCGTGATGCCGGTGCCGCTCAATTCCTTGGCAAGGCTGATCGTCATCGTCGCCAGGGCGCCCTTGGAGGCATAATAATGCGGCATACGCGCGGCGGGCTCGGTCGAGCCGATGGTGCCGAGATTGATGATGCGGCCCCAGCCGCGCGCTTTCATGTCGGGCAGCAGGCCGCGCGTCATGCGCACGGTCGAGAGAACATTTTTCTGATAGGCGTCGATCCAGTCGGCCGTCCCGGACTTCGTCCATGAGCCCGCGTCGGCCACACCATAATTGTTGATGAGAATATCGGCGCCGCCCAAGCCGCGAATGGCGGCAATCGCTTCATCGGCCCCCGCATCGGTCGTGATGTCGCCGGCAATGGCGCTCGCCTCGCCACCCGAAGCGCGGATTTCAGCGGCGACGATCTCGGCGGCGGCTTTATCGAAGCCATGCACCAGCACATGAACGCCCTCGACAGCGAGCGTCAACGCAATCAGCCGCCCCGTGCCGCGATAGGCCCCGGTGACAACCGCGCATTTGCCTTTCAGTCCGAGATCCATGTTCCGTTCCACCCCGCCTCATAAGTTCGGCAGATCATATAGTGCGCCCGGTCGAGAAGAAACGGAAAGCATGCCCCGAACCTTGCGGCCCTCCCCAACGCTGCGTCCGGCATGAACAGGTCCGGCCTGCACCGGACCTGTCCGCCCCTGCGTCACTTGGACCTTGCGGCCGGTTTGGCAAAACCGACATTCAAGGCGAGCAGATTCACAATCGCGTAAATCTTGCCGACAATCTTGTCGTCCGAAGGGGTCGGCGTTGCCGCCGCCACGGCTGATGCCGCGCCGACAATGCTCAGGCCCGCCTGAATCCAGGCAAGCCAGCTATCCGGGAAAAGGGAAGATGCGTCCATGGGTCGTCCTTTCTGGAAACTGCCGAAGACCTGCCTGATGATGCTCAGGGCGCGTAGTAGAAATACCGGCCGATCAGCGCCTTCGGCGACAAGTTGCGCGCCCAGACCGGGTTTTCCGTATGCAGATGAAATCTTGTCGCCCCGTCTGTCGGGTCCTTGCGGCGCCCGGCAAGCACGGCGCAGGCAATCGACAGCGCCACCAGCCTGTCGGCCTCACTGATACGTGCGCATGTGGCGTCAAGGGCAACCGATGCCGTCGCGGGCTGACGCGCCAGAACATGCGCGAGCGCCGTCATCGCCTCTTCGCTTTCGCCGGGCGCAAGCGTCATCAGTCGCGTCGCCAGCGCGGCGGCGCGTTCAAGCTGCGGGATCGTCATGGGTCAAATCCTCAGGCTGAGGGGCCGGTCAGCGTCCAGTGATGGATGGCAAGCCGCAGCGTGCCACCGGTAAAGTTCGGGCCCACCGCGCTGACCACGAGGGGCGTTGCGCCATAATAAGCGGTCGGCGTGCCGCTGACGCCAATGACCGTGCTGCCAAGCGCCGCGCCGATCGTGTTGCCATAGCGCTGATTATCCGCCGCGACACCGAGATGCCAGGCGCTCGCCCCCGTCACGGCGGCTATGACGCGACCGGTGATGCCGAGCACAATGGCGCGATCGGGGATGGCCAGGCTTGTCGTGTTGCTCGCGCCTGCGGTCAGCACATGATCGGCTTCGAGAATGGCCAGCGCGCTTGTTGCCCCGTGCGGGCTCAGTGCGGTTCCATTCTCGCCGCTCCAGGCGGCGCCGGTAAAAACCAGTCCCGCACCTGTGGCTTCATTGAAGGCACGCCAGCCCCGCGCCGGCGTGAAATAAGTCCAGGCCCCATCGGCGAAAGCGGCGATCCTGTTTTCCTTGCCGGACCATGTGCCGCTTGCCGGCGTCGCCACGATGTAACGTGCGCCCTCAACCGGACTTGTCGGCGGGCTGTCATGCGTCGTGTCGATCACGCTCAGTTGCACCAGCGCATCGAGGCGGCGCAGCGCCTCGTTCAGCGTCACATGCTTTTGCGCCTGCGCCGCTTCAAGATAGGGAAGACCGAGATGAATGCTGTCAGACATTGAGTGTCGCGCTCCGTCCTGCGCCGCGGCCAAAGCTGCGGCTGATCTGATAAATCGTGATGTCGAGGCTTGTGAAACTGCCCGAACCAAAATCGGCAAGCTGCTCAGTCACGCCATAGGTCACAAGCGGGGTTGCGCAAGCGAGCACGCGTTTGACGTTTGCGCCATCGCGGATCTCGACCTCATAGGCCTCGCTCTCCTCGCCGAGCGGCACATCGGTTCCCGCCCAGCTATCGCCATTCACGCGCGTCCGCCTGATCCAGCTCAGCGTGATGTCGCCGCCCGGTTCCCGTTGCGCTTCGGGATGCACGGGACTGAAAGGCCGCAAGCCCACCCCTTCAAAGCTGAGTGTCGCGGTCTGATAGGTCGCATCGTCATAGGCAAGCGTTGCCGGACCCCAGCGCCAGTCACGCGCCAGTCCGCGTTCGGCCTCGCTCATGCCGATTTCGCTGATCGCGCCATTGAGCAGCACAAAGCGCGCGTCACTTGCGAGCATGTCCGCCATCCCGCCTTCGCTGCCTGCCTGCCCGCGCAACAGGCCGCGCAGCTCATGGCTGCCATCCGCCTGCAACACGGCGTCGCGAAACTGGATGATCTCCCATGCGCCCGATGCCGTTTCAAGCGCGGCGACATTGCTGCCCTTGAGCACAGCCGCTTCGCTCGCGCTGGCGAGCGTGCCACTCACGAGACGGAGGTTCAGCACATTGGCCTCGTCCCATCGGCTTGTCGGTCCCTTGGCGAGCGGTGTCAGCGTCCGGCCGATTGTCGCCATGGCATCGATTGTCCGGTCGAGCGCCAATCCGTCGCCTGTCTCGCGATAAAGCGCGACACGGCCCGGCCATGGCTCCGCCGCCATGGCAACGCGCGGCGCGTAAGGTGTTTCCGTGCCGGTGATCAGGGGCAGATCGAGGAACACGGCCAGCACGGGGCCAAAACTTGCCGCGCGTTCGGGTGTCACCTTGCGAGGCGGGGCGAGCGCCACACCATAAAGGCTTGCCTCGCTTGCGACAGCTTCCATCTGCCGTGCGCCTGCATCGCTCACCCGTGTCAGCCGATAATTTGCCGCGTGATCGGCAAGTGCGAGCGTTATGACATCGCCAGGATCAAGCGCCAGTCGGCTTGGTGGCAGGGAGAGCTTTGCCGTTTCGCGCTCCACCCATGTCTTTTGCAGCCAGATATCCGCGACACGCTGCATGTCGGCCTGATGCGACACAATCGGCAGGCCGGTGCTTGAAACGCGCTCGCTGCGCACTTCAAGGCGTCGGCTTTCAATCGCAGCCTGGCGATAATCTGCGCCGCCATCAATATAGGCAAACTTGACGACGCGCGGCACTTCGCTTTCCTGTCCGCGTGTCAGCCGGTATCCGGCTTCGGCACCGTCATCGGCGACCGCCAGATCATCCGGACCAAGCGTCAGCAAGGGTGCCGATCCCAGATGACGGAAGCGGATTGCGCCCTCGCTTTCACAGGCTTCAAAAAAGCGTGCGAGCATCAGCGACGCCAGCGCATCGCGGGGCGACATGATGCGATCAATCACGAAACCATCGACAATGCCTGCAAGCTCACCTGTCTCGGCATGGTCAAAATCAACATCGCGCAGGATCGCCTGCACCAGCTCGCTCAAGGGTGCCGCCCCAAGCCGGCCATTCAACCAGTGACCAAGCTGCCAGTTTTCGCCATCGGCCCAGACATCGGTCAAATCCGGAAAGGCGGGAAAGGGGCGCGCGTCCCATGTCCAGAAAAAGACCCGCGCCGGATCGACCATGCGCCCGCCATAGACAGACGAGACCGGATTTGCCGCCGCCTCAAAGCCATCGACCGCCGGGTCCCAATGGCTTGTCTGTGCGTCAATGAACATGCGCTGGAGAAAATCATCCCGCGTGCCGGCTGAAAAAGGCGGCACGGCGCTCTCGGTGGATTTCGGATCGACAAAGAGATGGGGCGCGTTCGTCCCCTTGTCGATGGCCGGGCAGCCGATCTCGGTCAGCCATAGCGGCTTACCCTGCGGCACCCAGCCGGTAGGCGTCACCCGCTCAATGCCGCCGTCGCGCTCATAATGCGCATGGCTCCACCAGCCCTTTATATCCTTGGCGGCATAGACCCATGGCTTGTCATAAGCCGCATCCGTGATGGGCGTGCGGATTTGCGCGGCGCGGTCGGCATCGCTTGCATAATACCAGTCGGCATATTCGCCGCCTGCAATCCCTGCGCGCAGATAGTCCACATCATAGATGCTGCGTGTGCCCGCCAGTGCATCAAGATGCGCCGCGCCCTCGCGCCAGTCACTCACCGGCAGATAATTGTCGATGCCGACAAAATCGATATTCGCATCCGCCCAGAGCGGGTCGAGCGGAAAACACAGGTCGCCTGACCCCTCATCGGGTTGATGGCTGCCATATTCCGACCAGTCGGCGGCATAGGATATTTTTGTGGTCGCGCCGAGCAGCGCGCGCACTTCAGCGGCGAGATCACGCAAGGCGGCGACGGCAGGATAATGGCCCGCGCCATTGCGGAATTGCGTCAAGCCGCGCAGTTCCGAGCCGATGAGAAAGGCATCGACCCCGCCTGCCGCGACGCAGAGACAGGCATTATGCAGCACCATGCGGCGATAGGACCATTCATTCGGTCCGCCATAACTGATGCTCGTGCCACTCACCGTAAAGTCGCTGGCGCTCGCCGTGCCGAAAAAGGCGGCGATGCCAGCGTCGCTTCCCTTGATGCGCCCGCGCCAGGGAAAGGCCGGTTGCGATGGCGCGCCCGTCCAGGGGTCGCTGCGGGCGTTCTCGGGCGGCACATCCATCAGGATGAAGGGATAGAAAACGCATGTCAGGCCGCGCGCCTTCAAATCGGTCAGCGCGGCGATGACGCTTGCATCCGAGGGCGTACCGCCATAGGCCGGGCGGCCCTCAATCGTTGAAACGAGCGGTGCGGCAGCGCGCGACAGTCCCGCCACCGACCATGTGCCGGGTCCGGTATATTTGTGCGCGATCTCGACGCGCGGCGTGAGCGTGCAATATTCGCTGCGCAGATCGTCGCCAAACCACGCAACGACCAGGGAGGCCGCCGCGACATTCGGGCACGTCGCCGCCAGTTGATCGAGCGCCAGCGTGAAGTCCGCCACGCCTTCGCCATTATGCATGTTGAGGCTGCGGCTTGCCGTCTCGCTCAGATAGTCGCGCTCCAGCACCGTGTCATAGACAAACTCGCCCGCGCCGGGAATGATCGTCACGGCCTTGACGCGCGCTTCGACATCGCTCAGTGAGCGAAACACCTCAACGGTGAGCTGCGGCAGGCGATTGCCGAAATCTGCGACATTCAGATTTTCAAACACGATATAGGCAAGCCCGCGATAGGCGGGACTTTCGCCTTCCACCGTCTCGATCAGCGGATCGGCGCTTTGCGTGTCATCGCCCTTATAGAGCCGCCATGTCACGCCGCTCAGATTGAGCAGGTTGCCATCGGCCCAGATGCGGCCAATGCGTGTGATCGGTCCGGCACAAAGGCCGAGCGCGAATGAAATCGAATAGCTGTAATCGGTTCGGCTGACGCTGCCGCCGCCCTTGCCGCCGCTGCTTGTCGAGAGGGCATGTTCGAGATAATTGGTCGCCCATATGACCTGACCGGCAATGCGGGCGCGGCCATAAAGGCGCGGTATCGGTGCGCCTTCGCTCGACGCCATCACCTGCAAATCTGAAAGGCGCGGCCCCTGCCCGCTCGCCACGCCACCAAAGAGCTTGCCATCAATATAGGCACCGAGTGTCGCGCCCACCGCCTGGCCAATCGCTGCGCCGGAGATTTGCGCCCCCAGCACCGACAGACCTTCGGGCAGCAGGGCGCTGCCCAGCGCCGAGCCCGCCGCACTTAAAACCAGGGTTGCCATGGATCAATCGCCAACAGGAAAAGAAAAAACAAAAGCCAGTCGCCGCGCCCACCAGGGCGTCAGCGATGTTTCAGTGACCGCATGGCCGCTATAGGCGTGGATCATGCGACCGGGGCTTGAAAGGATCGCCGCATGTTTGGCAACAGCCTGCGGATTGAGCCGGAACAACAGGACATCGCCCGGTGTGGCATCCGTGATTGCGCGTTCGATGAGGTGTCGCCGCGCCGCTTCCGCCATGGCCTCGCTTGTGCTGCGGGCTTCGGCCCAGTCCGGCGCATAGGCCGGGGGCGCTTCGGGTTCCGCGCCCACCACCTCGCGATAGACGCCGCGCACGAGGCCCAGGCAATCGCAGCCTGCGCCTTTCGCGCTTGCCTGATGCCGATAGGGCGTGCCGATCCAGCCGCGTGCCGCCGTTATGATGTCATCGCGTGTTGTCATGTCAGCGCCGCTGGCCGCCATCATTGGTGCCGTCGCTTGCGACCCTTGCCTGCACAAAGTCATTGCCTGGCATATGCGGGAAACCGCGAAAATTCAGTCCATTGCCAAATCGCGCGCAGCAGGTCGCATATTGCTTGTCGCAACCCGCGCTCACACTGAAGCGATCGCCTGCCGAAATCGCCCGCGCCAGGGGCTGCCACAGCTCAAGCACGCTGCCCGCCGCCTCAAGCCGGTGATCCTTGATCTCCATGACGGCCCCGGCATTCGCGCCATCAAGCGCCTTGACCTTGCCGCGTGTGAACCAGCCCCTGGCAAACGTTGCCAGACCCGAGACATGCAGCACGCGGTCCTGATCGGCACTGATAATCACGGCCTCGCCGCTATAGGTCGCGCTCTCAAGATCAATGCCGCAACGTGTGTCACCGAGATCGGCGTCGCAACCATACTGATAGAGCCTGCCGGTCGACTGGTTGAGCGCATGGGCAAGGCCCCTGATCTCGGCGGTGAAATCGCCGCGTCCACGCGAGACTTCGCCGAGCGTCCCCTTGCGCATCAAAACGCGCATCGCGGGTGCCGCCCAGTTGACGCGCCAGATTTCAATATCCGCGCCATCATAGAGTCCCGCCGCCAGATCGGCCGCGTCGAGACGGTCAGACGACAAGGCCCCCATGAGATCGAGATTGTCGATTGCCAGACCGTTTGTTGTCTCAATGGCGCTTGCCGTGAATCCGCCTGCCGCCTCGCAGGTCAGTCCACCCATGTCGAGATCGCGGTCATGATCGGTGAATCCCGTCACGCTGCCATCGGCGCGCGTCAGTTTCCAGCAGGTGCATAGCGTCGTCGCGCCCGTGTCGAGATGGGCTTGCATGTCAGGGGAGAGGGATTTCATGTGGATCATACTTTTTCATGAAGGTGTTGAGGCTGTCTTCCGGGCCTGTCCCCCTCACCCGCGCCGGACCTTCGGCCCGTCTCGCCCTCTCCCCTCGGGGGAGAGGGCAAGCGAACGTCCGTGAGCGCTTGTTTCTTTTCATTGTCATGCCCGGACTTGATCCGGGCATCCAGAGCCCCGCTCACAATCCCCGGCAATGACGGAAATAAATTCGGGCCATCCCCGTCTTCACACCCTGATCTCGATCAGCGGAATGTCCGGCACAGCGCCGCCCGCAAAAGCCCCGAGATTGATGTCGAGATAATCCGTGTCAAAACGCACCGGCACATCAAAGGCAAAACCCGCCGTGATGCTCGCTTCGGCCGGTGGCGGCGCGGCAAATGTCACCATGCCGCTCGCCGCATCGAGCGAAAAATCCGCCCCTTCCGATTTGGCAATGCCCGCCACGGCAATCAGCACCGATCCCGCCACGGGCTTGCGGATCGCGCGGACATAGCTCGCCGCACCGGAGACATAGGTTTTTACCATCTGAAAATCATGCGTCACGCCATCACCCGTGCCGATCCCCTGATCGAGCGCTGAGGGCGCCGCGCCCGGCGCAACAGATTTCCAGTCGGCCCGGTCTCGCCAGCGAAAACCATGCAAACGCCCATGCCGCGCCTCGAAAAAGGCGATCAGCGCATGGATGTCATCAAGCCCGCGCAAGCCATAGCCCGCATTGTAGCGACGGCGGCTATCGGCCCAGGGGCTGTTGCGTTCCTCAAAACCCGAGCCAAGCGTCACGATTTCCGTGCGCCGCTCCGGTCCGCCACGCGCGCCAAGCGCGATTTCCAGCGGAAAGCGGATCTCGTGAAATGCCATGCTGCACTCCTTCACATATTACGCTGGCCGCGCGTGCTCAGACGCGTCAGCAGGGCGGCGATTTGCGACTGCGAACGCATGAAACTCGCCGCATCGCTCGCCTGCACATTGAAAACGATATGCGTTGCGCCCTGACCGCCGCCGGCCGCGACTCCCAGGCGCCCGTCGCTGCCGCGTGCGAGCGGCATGATCGCTTCGGGTCCGGCTTCGCCTGCGAGCCCCATGCCGCCTTGCAGCGGAAACAGCATCGGACTTGAAAGCACGCCGCCCTTGGCAAAGGGTTTGACGCGGCCCCCGGAAAAGACATTGCCATCGGCACTTGCCACCATCGACCCAAAAGCAGACCCAAGCGAGGAGGTCAGCGATGTCGCCAGTGACTGCGTGGCATTCTGCAAGACGAGCCTTGCCATATCGAGCGCGAGGGACTTGAGCGTGGCCGAGAGCGAGCGGCCCTTGAGCGCCACATCGTCAAAAGCGCCGGCGACGACGCGGCCAAAGTCGCGCCCGCTCGCCGCCGCGCGACGATATTCGTCGCTTGCCAGGCGCAGGCTGCGCTGCGTTTCGGTGGCGAAGTTGCGTGCCGACAACGCGGCGGCATCAAGCCCCGGGATCATGCTTTGCGGGTCCTGTCCCGGATCATTTGCCTTCATGGTCATCCTCCTTGTCGGGATGGAGCTGCATCATCTCGTCAAGCGTGCCGCGCGAAAGTGTGGCTGGCCGTTGCGGTTGCAGGCTGCGGGCCGCGGCCGAAAGTTCCGGCAAGGTCATTTGCCAGAAACGTTCCGGCGGCAGGCGCAAGCTGCCAAGCCCCAGTTCCATGAGGCGGGCCCATGGAAAACCTTCGTTCATGGCGCTGTGCCGAATGTCGCCGAGAGGAGGTCGGCGACAATCGCGACAAAACCCGCCGCGCCGCCCTGCGCCGTCATCTGCGCCACGTCGGCATCGCTCACGCTTTCGCCCGCGCCGCGCAACCCTGCGCCGATGACGCGGATTGCATCATTTGCCGACAGGCGCCCCGTCTCGAAGCGCGTGGCGAGCGCCAACAAATCCTCGCCGCCAAAGGCGCTTTCAAGTTCGGCCAGGGCGCCGAGCGTCAGCACCATCTTGCGCGGCGTGCCGTTGAGCATGGCCTCGATTTCACCGCGATGACGATTGGCCATCCTCAAAGTCCCGTGAAGCTGAGTTCGCCCGCACTTTCCAGCGCCAGGTCAAACGTCACTTCGCCATCATGATCGCCGGCATATTCAAGCGCCGTGATCTGGAAGACGCCGCTCACCGTGCCAAAATCGGGAATGACGATTTGCCAGTTGCGAATGAGGCCGTCGAAGAAAATCTGGCGCAGTGCCGCGTCGCTCGCCGCATCCTTGAAAATGCCGCGCCCGCTGATGGCGGCCGAGCGCATCCCCGCCCCTGCCAGCAGCTCGCGCCAGCGCCCGGCGGATTCGGCATGGGTGATATCCACCGCGCGTGCATTGAAGGCGAGCTGGCGGGTGCGCAAGCCTGCAACCGTTGTGAATGTGCCGAGCCCGTCGCTATCGAGTTTGACGAGCAGGTCCTTGCCCTTTTGAGCGGTCAT